CCGATGTTAGATTTGAAAATGAAGTAAAAGTACTCAATGACATAGGTGGTGAAGTATGGTGGGTAAAACGTGGTCAAATTCCTATGTGGTTTAGAATGTATCAAGACATAGGTCAAAAACCTAAGGACATACATCCATCGGAATGGCAATGGGCAAGATCAAAATTCCATAAAGTTTTCGACAATGACAGCACTATAAATTCGCTTAAAAGTCAGGTACAAGATCACCTTGTTTCCAACGGATTCCTTCAAGGTGCAGTGTTGTTTGACAATTAGCACACACAGTTTTTAAATTATCAAATTTACAGTTATTAAGATTAGTGTCTATATGAAACACTCTGAAATGCTCTTTGTACTCACTTTTATGTCCACATTTATCACATTGTTGCTTAGGTCTATATCCTGCCACATACCATTTGGGCATATAGCCAGAAGGTCCACCATAACGTAAACACATTTCACAAAGGCTTCTATAGTAAGTCTTGTTGCCCTTTTTATAGTTTACTGCCGAGGGTCTTTCGTTACATTTATTACATAAAGGTCTCATATACACGTATTTACCTGCCCTTTACCACCCCTTTTCAATGCCTTTTAATTTGGTGCATTTTACCTGTATTACATAAATACAAACAATACAAAAGTTTTATATTAAAACTAGGAGATTTAACACATGGCAATAGTTTCACCAGGAGTACAAGTCAGCGTAATTGACGAAAGTTTTTATACACCAGCCGAACCAGGCACGGTGCCAATGATCTTTGTTGCGACAGCACAAGATAAAACATCAAGCACAGGAACAGGAACAGCATCAGGAACAACAGCGGCAAACGCCGGCAAAGTTTTCTTAATGACTTCTCAAAGAGAATTAGCAGAAACGTTTGGTGATCCAGCATTCAAAACAGATACAAGCAATAATCCAATCCATGGTGGTGAAACTAATGAGTTTGGATTACAAGCGGCTTATTCATATTTAGGTGTTGCCAACAGAGCATACGTTGTAAGAGCAGATGTTGACTTAGGTCAATTAGAAGCAACTGCAACTGCACCAGCGGCAAATCCAGCATCAGGAACATACTGGTTTGATACAGCAAGTTCAAGATATGGTATATTTGAATGGAATGGTTCAGCGGCAACTGTAACAGGTGGTCAATCATTCACAAACAAAATTCCAACAGTAATCACATCAACTACACAATTATCAGCAGGACTAGGAAGTGCACCAAAAACTTCAGTTGGCTCAATTGGTGACTATGCGATTACGGCTACAGATACAAACAACGATGCATACTACAAACAATACGACGGAAGTTGGGTTTCAGTAGGAACAGCGGCTTGGGTAGCATCAAGACCAACAATAGCAGGTGGTACTCCAGGTACTATCACAGGTGGTCAAAATTTCACAATCACTATTAACAGTGCGGGAACAACAATCACAGCAAGTGGTACAACAGTAACAGATATAGTTTCAGATATCAACGGTGCTGGTGTTACAGGTTTATCTGCAAGAGCAAATGGTGGTAAATTAGACATTCATTACAACGGTTCAAATGATAATAAAGTAATAATAGCAGATGGTACAATGACTATCTCAACTGCTTTAGGTATTACAGCAGGAACTTACTATGTTCCAGCAGTATCAGTTGCACCACACACTTCAGTACCAGCGTTCAAATCAGGCGACACGAATCCAAGACCAACAGGTTCTTTATGGTTCAAAACAACTGATCCAAACTTAGGTGCAAAATGGAGTGTTAAAAAATTCAACGGCACAACAAAACTTTGGGAAGAAGTAAGTGCACCACTTTACGCAAGTAACGAAAGTGCATTATACAATCTAGACAGAGCGGGTGGCGGAAAAAACATTGCAGTTGGTAACCTTTACATAAACTACGGTAACGGAACAACTGAAACAGATTTCATTATCCACAGAAGAGAAAATTCAGGTAACACAACAATTACAGGATCAGCAGTTGCAACAGGTCAAGGTGCTGGTAGTAAATCATTTACGATTGCAGAATCAATTGTAGGTCAAGAAGCACTTAACAGTGCAATTACTGTAACGGTTACAACAAACAATAACTCAGCAGACGCAGATGTTATTGCAGGTGGCATTAACGGTGCAGGATTTACTAACGTAGTAGCAAGTGTTGATTCACAAAACAGATTAGTGATCGCACACAACGATGGTGGTGAGTTTGTTATTGTTGATACAAATGGTTTAATAGAAGCAATTGGTTTAACAAACGCTTCAACAAATTTAGGATTTGAGCCAGGAACAACAAACGCAACAAGTCCAAAACAATTCAGAGCAAGTAACTGGAAAATTTTAACTTATACTGCAAGTGCAAACGCAGTAACTTCATTAACTACAAACGGACAACTATGGTACAGTTCAGTTGTAGACGAAACTGACATCATGGTACACGACGGTACAACATGGAAAGGTTACACTGGAGTTTATGCAAATACAGATCCAGCAGGTCCACAAGTTTCTGCAACTGCTCCAACTACACAATCAGATGGAACGGCTCTTGTAGCAAACGACTTATGGATAAGCACAGCAGATTTAGAATCATATGCAAACATTTACAGATGGAACGCAAACAGTTTAAAATGGGAAATACTAGACAATTCAGATCAAACTACTGAAAACGGTGTCCTATTTGCAGATGCAAGATTTGGAACTTCAGGTGGAACGGCAACAGTTGCTCCAACAGGAACTATTGCAGAATTACTATCAAGTGACTTCTTAGATCCAGATGCTCCAGATCCAGCATTATATCCAAAAGGTATCTTGTTATTCAACACAAGACGTTCTGGATTCAACGTTAAGAAATTTGTAAGAAACAGTATTGATACAACAGCAACCAACTTAAGACAAGGTGGTGCTAGTATGTCTGCTTACTATCCACACAGATGGACAACTGAGTCTGCTAACCAAACAGACGGTGCAGGTTCTTTCGGAAGAAAAGCACAAAGAAAAGTTGTTGTACAAGGTTTACAAGCATTAGTAACAAGCAACCAAGAAATCAGAGACGACGAATCAAGATTATTCAACATAATGGCAACTCCAGGTTATCCAGAGTTGATTGGTGAAATGATCACATTAAACACAGACAGAGGATTATCAGCGTTTATACTTGGTGACTCACCAATGAGATTAACTCCTGATTCAACTTCATTAGCCAACTGGGCGACAAACGTAAACAAAGCAGTTGAAGATAATGACAACGGTTTAGTTTCAACTAACTCGTACTTAGGTGTGTTTTATCCATCAGGATTCACAACAGACAACTTTGGTAGAAACATTGTAGTTCCAGCATCACACATGATGTTAAGAACTATTGCATTGAGCGATCAAGTTTCTTTCCCATGGTTTGCACCAGCAGGTACAAGAAGAGGTGGTATTACAAATGCAAGTTCAACTGGTTACATTAACGCAGAAGGCGAATTTGTATCAACAGCATTGAACGAAGGTCAAAGAGACACGTTGTACACAAACAAGGTTAACCCAATTACATTTATTACAGGTGCAGGTTTAGTCAACTACGGACAAAAAACTAGATTTGCTGGTACAAGTTCTTTAGATAGAATTAACGTATCAAGATTAGTAATTTACCTAAGAAGTCAATTAAACAAACTTGCAAGACCATTTGTGTTTGAGCCAAATGATAAAATCACAAGAGATGAAATCAAGGCACAAGCAGAAAGTTTATTACTAGAACTTGTAGGTAACAGAGCAATTTTTGACTTCCTAGTAGTGTGTGACGAATCAAACAACACACCTACAAGAATAGACAGAAACGAGTTGTACTTAGATATTGCGATTGAACCAGTCAAAGCAGTTGAGTTCGTTTACATACCGTTAAGATTGAAAAATACTGGCGAAATAGCAGGATTATAATAAGATAAATATTATAGGAGAAACAAATGAGTATATCTACACTATCAAAACTTACAGTACCTTTAGACAGTAACCAGAGTGCTTCTAATCAAGGTCTGTTAATGCCTAAATTACAGTATCGTTTTAGAGTAAGTTTAGAAAACTTCGGTGTTTCTACACCTACAACAGAATTAACTAAACAGGTGGTAGATATTACAAGACCTAATTTATCTTTTGAAACAACAACTATAGACGTATACAACTCTAAAGTATATCTTGCTGGTAAACACACATGGGAAGCAGTAACATTAACTTTAAGAGAAGATGTATCAAACAACGTACAAAAATTAGTTGGTGAACAATTACAGAAACAATTCGATTTCTTTGAACAAAGTGCGGCGGCATCAGGTTCAGATTACAAATTTGTTACTAGAATTGAAATTACAGACGGTGCTAACGGTGCCAATGCTGTAAACGTTTTAGAAACATTTGAATTGTATGGTTGCTACATAGAGTCAGCAAACTACAATCAGTTAGCGTACCAAACAAGCGAACCAGTTACGGTAACGTTATCATTAAGATATGACAACGCAATCCAAACTCCACAAGGCACAGGAGTAGGAACAGCAGTAGGTAGAACTACAAACACTCTAATTACAGGCGGCGGTGCATAATTTTCGTAAGCATTTATAAATTTAGAAAGGGGGCTACGGCCCCTTTTTTATTCTGTAACGCACCATTTTTCCACAACATAAATACTGTATATGGCAAATTTCTTAAAAGGTTTTTTAGATAATGTATTAAAAGGTACCCTTAATCCAAAAGGCAATCTGGCGGATTTTGCACACGCATCAAGATTATATGTTGATGACAGTTTTAGACTAGCACCAAAACAAAAGTTTCTATACCACGTTGTATTCAATATTAATCCAGCGGCAAAAATTACAGACCCACCATTAAACAATCATCAACGTGAATTGAATATGTTGGTTAAGAATGTTGACCTGCCTAAGTACACAATAGACATGGCAACTGTACAACAATATAATAAAAAACGTAAATTGCAAACACGTATTGCATATGATCCTGTGACCGTTGTATTCCATGATGACAATTATGGAGTAACAAGTGCTTTATGGGAAACTTATTACAGATATTATTTCCAAGATGGTAACTATGGAAAAGTTAATAGTGTTGGCGATCCCGAAACAACGTATCCTGAATACGCAAGAGAAAGAATTTTTTCAGGAGAAAAATATCCTAGATTTGGATTGGATTCAAATGTTATAAAACCTTTCTTTACTAGTATTCAAATTTATCAGATGGCAAGAAAAACTTACACTTGTTACACACTTGTCAATCCATTAATACAACAATGGCAACATGACACATTGAACAATCAAGAAAGTGGACCAGTCTCTAATCAGATGGTAGTGGAATATGAAACTGTGTTTTACTCTAGAGGACGTGTTATGCAAAACGGTGCTCCTGCAGGATTTGGAAAAGAACATTATGATAGAACTCCTTCACCTAATTCATTATCGGGTGGTGGATCAACAAGTTTATTAGGCACAGGCGGAGTATTATCCGATTTATTCGGAGCCAACGACGGACCATACACATATATCGGAAGTGCAATTGGCGGATCAAGAGGCGGTATTACTTTAGGCTCATTGATAAGAACTGCAAACAGATTAAAAAATGCAAAAAGACTTTCTAAAGAAGGTTTGGCACAAGAAGGATTTAATATCCTAACAGGTGCAATAGGTAGAATAGGTGGCACGGCAGATTCGGCATACGGTATACCTAACACTTATATCGGAAGAACAACAAGTAATATTAAAAATGCAATAACTATTGCTAAACAAAAGTTTAGACCATAATGACAAATATACCAAAACAAACAAACGACAGTCAACAACCAGTAAAAGAATTTTTTGACAATTACTTCAATGAGAATTTGACTTTCCCTGGTGCAGAAGTTGACGCAGTAGTAGGTTATTTTGAGTCAAGAGGATTTGATAGAACATCAAGCATAAGCACAGCATCAGTAATTTTAAAACAAGCAAAAATAGATAATGTAAATGTTTTTGAATTGTTAGATACATTAAAGGGTTTAGACGGTACACAATTA